ACGGTGGCAAAGCAAACGCAGCCGCTTTAACTGCTATTTACAACGCTAACGAGCAATTTAAAAAGAAACAATACTTTAAGAAGGTTACCCAATGAGCATAGTAATTGATATTGCCGCGCAGTTCACGGGCAAGAAAGCCTTTACTCAGGCTGAGAACGCAGCTGATAAATTAGCTAGAAATGTTAAACATGCGCTCATTGGTGTAGGAGTTACAGCCTTTGCTAAGTCAGCAATTTCAGCTTTTGCAGCTCAGGAAAAACAATTAGCAGTATTTAAAAACTCTTTACGCAGCATTGGATTTGAATTTGCGACTTCAGACTCATTAGCATTTTTAAACAGTCTTAAACTGCAATATGGCGTTGCAGATGAGCAATTGATTCCTGCCTACGAGAAACTTTTAACAAGCACACGAAGCCTTGCAGCTTCTCAGAATTTAACAAATGTCGCTTTAGATATTGCTGCCCGCCAAAACATTAGCGTAACCGAAGCGGCAGACGCATTAAGCAAAGCTTACTTAGGCAACACACGAAGCTTAGGCGCATTAGGTTTAGGTATTAGCAAAACAACCCTTGCTTCAGGCGATTTTGCCAAGATTCTTAAAGAAGTTACCCTTGTTACAAAAGGCGCAGCTTCAGCCGCCGCTAACACCTTTGCTGGCAAACTAGCCAAGTTAAAGGTGGCAGCCGACTCAGCCAAGGAAAGTATTGGCGCAGGGCTTGTTGAAGCCATTATGCGTATTAGCGGTGCAACAGATATTGACCAATTACAAACTAAAATTATTAATTTTGGTGAGTCTGCCTCTAAAGCTTTAGTCACGATAGGCGACGCAATAAGAGAAAATATTGTTTTAATTAAATCGTTTGCCGCGCTTATGATTGCTGCCTTTACAATTAACAAGATTGCTGCATTTATTGTTTCTTTAGAGGCAATTGTTAAAACAGTTAAGACCCTTAGAAATGCTTTATTAGCAGCTGCGGTTGCTAGAAACTTCCTTTTTAATCCTCTAGGCGCAGCCGCTTTAACCGCTGGCATGTTTGCAGCAATTGGCTTATTGATTAAAGGCGTGGACGCAATTGGCGCGTCCGCTGATAAAGCTACAAATAATCTTACTAGCATGTTTGCTGCCGGTGGTTCAATGGCTGGGGGCGATCAAGGCGGTGCGGCTAAATTCGCCGAGGGTGCAGCTGCTAGAGCTGCCAAGGAAGCCAAGGCTGCCGCACTTGCCCAATTAAAGGCAACAAACGCGCAGACTAAAGCAATTAAAGATCAGGCTAAACTTAAAAAGGCAAGTGGCTTACTTGATATGGAACAAATTCAAATCATGGCTGCATTGCAGAATCAATTAACTGAGGACGAGAAACTTAGACTATCTTTGCAATTAGCGTTGATTACAGAAAACGCAGCTGAGGCAGACCGTTTAAGTAATCAACTTGCCCTTTCTCAATTACAAACAACAGGATTAGCCAAGGCAATAGGAAATTTGCCACCTGCCTTAAATCCTTTACAGGATTATCCTTCATACATTAAAAAAGCAATTGATGATATTTCTTTAGTTCAAGACGCACTTAACAAACTTAAAGCACCAAGATTAACAGTTATCGTAGACACCGTAACAACCGGCGGCGGTGGTGGCGGTAGTGGCGGCGGTGGTGGTGGTACTACTATTGCAAACCCAACTACAACAATGTCTGATTGGGCAACCTTTAGAGCTGGAGAGCGCGATACAACAGTTAACTCAACTGCCAACATGTTAAATTCACAACTACCTGATTGGCAAAGTTTTAGAGCTGGAGAGCGTGCAACAAAGATTGAAGTTAATGTTCAAGGCAATGTAATTAGTGACCGTGACTTGACCGATTCTTTACGCATGGGTTTATTAAATCAGAGTGCTTCAGGTTCGTTTACTATGTCAAATAGAGCAACAAGAGGCGATTAATGGGTCTACCGGCAACTCTTAATGTTTCCTTAGATTTTTCAACAGGTGCAACTTTTGGTATTCCATTTACCCTTGATGACCCTGCGGACGGTTTGCTTGATAAAGGAATTTTAGCCGCTTCCTCCACACCTGCCTTAATTGCTGATTTAACCGACGTAGCGAGAAAAATAAGCATTAGACAAGGTCGTAATTTAATTAGGGACACCTATGAATCGGGTTTTGCAACTGTAAGGTGTTATGACCCAACAGGTGCATTTAATCCCCAAAATGTTAGCAGTCCCTACTATGGACAATTAACACCTTTAAGGAAACTTAGAATTTCAGCAACGCATAACGGAAACACTTATTACTTGTTTAGTGGGTATACAACTGACTACGTTTATTCATACGATCAAGGCGAAAACGTGTCCTATGTGGACATAAATGCTTCAGACGCTTTTAGACTTTTTAACCTTGCAGCCGTTACAACGATCACCGGTCAAGCGGCGGGTCAAGATACTGGAACAAGAATTAACAAGATTTTAGATACAGTAGATTTCCCAACTTCAATGCGATCAATTTCAACAGGTGACTCTCTTACTCAAGCCGACGCTGGAAACTCTCGCACCTCTCTTTCGGCATTAAAAAATTGCGAATTTTCAGAGCAAGGTGCGTTTTTCATAACACCCGAAGGCAACACAATATTTAAGAACAGATCAGAGGTAATACAAAGCGCGGGAGTTTCACCGATTGCTTTCAATCAAACAAGCGGTATTCCTTACAAAAACTTAAAGTTTGCCTTTGATGATAAGCTGATTGTGAACCAAGCAAACATAACTCGCCTAGGGGGTACGACCCAAGTTTTCATTGACGCTGACAGCGTTGCCACTTACTTCCCCCACTCAATTACTAGCTCAGACCTAGTAGTTGAAACCGATACCGAGGCAGCCAATATTGCTGCTATTTATGTAAATACGAGGTCAGAAACAACCATTAGAATAGATGAAATGACTATTGATCTTTTAGACCCCAACGTGCCGACAGACACCATTTTAAACATGGATTACTTCACAAATGTTCTAATCACAAACCTTCAACCCGACGGCTCTACGATCACCAAAAACCTGCAAGTTCAGGCAATAGCTTGGGAAATTACACCTTCTACTTGGCTTGGAATATTCGGGACTCAAGAACCTCTCGTTGACGGATTCATTTTGGACAATACTTATTATGGTCAACTAAATGACGATATACTTAGCTACTAGGGGGTTAACAATATGGCAGCAGGATTAGGCTTTAAAACGTTTGCGGTTGGTGAGGTTTTAACCGCAGCCGATACAAATGGTTATTTAATGCAGGGAGTTTTGGTTTTTGCTAGTGCCGCAGCACGCGACGCAGCAATTACTTCACCTCAAGAGGGACAGTTTGCATATCTTAAGGATACAAACGTAACTACTTATTACACCGGTAGCGCGTGGACAAACTTGGATACGACTGGCATGGTCAACCCAATGACTACAACAGGCGATACAATTTATTCGTCAAGTGGTTCAACACCTGCAAGATTGGGTATTGGTTCAACTGGTCAAGTATTAACCGTTGCTGGTGGAGTGCCAACATGGTCAAGTCCGGCTTCGTCAAGTGCAGCAAACGCTTCAGCATTAACAACAGGAACTCAAACTACAACTTCAGGAAGTTATACTGGATTAACAACTGCTACAGCTGTAACAGTTACAACCGGAACAAAGGCTTTAGTAATTATTACAACAGAAATGTCCCACCCTACAAATAGCGAACAATTGTGGGCTTCATGGGCAGTATCAGGTGCAACGACTAGCGCGTCTGCTGATAGCCGATCAGTATTTTTAGAAACGCCGTCAACAGGAATTTTACCTAGAGTTCAGACATTTACTAGAGGATATATTCAAACAGGATTAACTGCTGGCTCTAATACTTTTACAATGCAATTTAAAGTAGGTGGCGGCACAGGCAGTTTTGGTAACCGATCAATTTCCGTAGTAGATATGGGGTCTTAATATGGCAATAACAAATAAAAAAATAAACTTGACACAATTATCAATTGAATTAGGTGGAAAAGGTCTAATTGCCGATTTTACTGATTCAAAGAAAAAATTGATTTTACCGGCAGAGGGAGTTGAATTAACTGAAGGTGAATTAGAAACAGCCATTAATGCTCATGTTGCAATTGATGAAAATGCAGAAAGAGAAGCTGCACGCCAAACAATTCTTAATCGTCTTGGTTTAACAACTGAGGAAGTTTCTTTACTTTTTTCCTAATGAAACCTTGGTTATCAAAAGCTGCGGTTCAATTACGAAATCAAATTGATGATTCTTTTGAGTCGCGGCTTCGTTCAAGTGACGGGTGGATTGCTGATCTACGGCACATGTCTAGTGGAAAGCCGTCCGACCATGTTCCCGAAGCGAAAACGGGCTGCGTCCGCGCAATTGATGTTGACGCTCGCCTTTCTGACAACAAAGGGGATTCAGCATATTTGGCAGATCAGCTTAGACAGTACGGGAAAACTCACGGACGTCTATCTTATGTAATTCATTTAGGCAAAATTGCCTCACCTGTTCTTGGGTGGCGTTGGCGTCCGTATCGCGGGTTCTCGCCGCACAACCACCACATACATATCAGCTTTAAAAAAGATCAAGACAACAATTCAGAGTTCTTTAACATACCGTTACTAGGGGGTAGCAATGAATAAAAAAACATTAGCAATTATTGAGTCATACGGACGCAGCGCGTTTGTTTGCCTAGCAACTGTTTATGTAACCAATCCAACAGGCACATTTTCAGATATTTGGAAAGCATTTTTAGTTGCTTTTGCCGCACCTTTATTGAGAGCTATCAATCCTAATGATGAGGCTTTTGGCATAGGCAGTAAAAAGTAATGACAGCCCTTGAGTGGGCTGGCTTTGCTGCTGGAATTACCACAACATTAATAGGAGTGCTGGCTGGCTTACGCTGGCTGGTAAAGGGTTGGTTAAATGAACTTCGTCCCAACGGGGGCAGCTCAATGAAAGATCAACTTACAGCTCTACAAAAAGAAACAACACACCTTTCTGATCGGATAGATGAACTCTTTATTGTCATAACAAGGAAGTAAACTTAATCATGGCACAAAAGAAAAAGCGCAAAGTTACTAGGCGAGTAGGCAAGTACGAACATGACAAGATCATGTCAAGACTTGATTGCTACGCAATTAGTGTGCGTGAATACTATTTGTCGCTTAGGCGAGCAGGGTTTCCCGTAGATCAAGCTCTTGGAATAATCAATGACAGGAACTCTTATCCTGAGTGGTTAATCCCTGAGTCACCTGATTTCAACCCCGTCAACCCTGACCATGACCCCTACGACGACGAGGACTAAAATTAGCGTAAAAAGAATTGCCTTTATTTCAGACCTTCAAGCCCCTTTTATAGATGAAAAAAGCGTGAAAGTAGTGGGGAAGTTTCTAGCTAAATGGAAGCCTCACCAAACAATACAAATAGGTGATGAGATTGACCTTCCTCAGCTTGGCGGATTCAACGCCGGAACAATTGACGAAATGGTTGGAAACTTAGATGATGATAGAAAGTTTACTCAAGAGGTTTTGCAATACCTTGGTGTTACCGACGTACTAGGAAGTAACCATGGAATCAGACTTTATAGATCAATCAAGAAACGATTGCCAAGCTTGCTTAATCTGCCGGAATTGCAATATGAACGTTTTATGGGATACGACAAACTCAAAATTAAGTTTCACCCATACGGACTTGACTGGGCGCATGGTTGGACAGCAGTTCACGGTGACGCCTTCCCTCTCAGCCAAGTACCTTCACAAACGGCTTTAAACGGGGCAAGAAGGCTAGGAAAGAGCGTGGTGTGTGGTCACACCCACAGATTAGGGTTATCAGCCTATACAGAGGCGTCTAGGGGGCAATTAGGGCGTACTGTATGGGGATTAGAGGTTGGCAATTTAGTTGACCTTGCTTCAAGTGGTATGGCGTATACGCGGGGTTATGCAAATTGGCAACAAGGGTTCGCTGTTGCCTATGTGCAAGACCGTAAGGTGCAAGTAATTCCTATCCCAATTAACAATGGTACGTTTATATTTGAAGGCAAGCTGTATGGGTAGACAAACCGATTATGAGCCTAGAGATATTGACCAACAAATTGATGAGTTTGACTCTCTAGGAATACTTTAGGGTTCGTTACCAAAACGTTATGAAACTCGCCATGCACGGCGTTGTAAATGTCGTAGCTATGAGTCATGCTTTTCCTATCCGAGTTAACGGTAACTTGGTGTAACGGAAAGGCTTTATATGAAAATAGTCCATACCCTCAATCTTAAAAAGATTGATGTAAACGCGATTGACTTTGAAAGACTTACAGAAAGTCAAATGCAGTTCAAAGGTCAAAATTGGGAAAGACAAGTAGAACGTTTTGACCAAGAGCTTGATTTTAACCATGAGTACATTTTTTGGGTTGAAAATTATGCTTCCCTTATTTTAGCAACCCACTACCTAGATAGTGTTAATCACCCTTACGCAATTTCATACGATAGCGCGGTAGAAATGTGGTGCTTTACAACTGACTACGCAAGCACTTGGAACGACTAATGAAAATCAATGGATTAACGGTTTTATGGTTTTTCATTGCAACTGGATTAATTTCCTTCGCCCTTAACTTATGGCAAAAAGAAGCTTACAACAAAGGCTATTGGCGAGGTCGTGCAATAGGTTGGGAATCGCACCGACGATTAACCAACATACAAAAAGAGTCCGACGAGGTGTTTGATTATGAAAAGAACTGAGGAACTTTTAAATGATGTCCAACTCACCCTTGTTCAGCGAGGAAGTGTTTACGGCTCTCCGGAAACAAATCACCGACGAATCAGCGAATTGTGGTCAGGTTACTTGGACACTTACATTTCGCCTGAGCAAGTCGCAATGTGTATGCTGCTCGTCAAAGTCGCACGCCTCAGTCAGTCAAGCGACCATGAGGATTCACTCACCGATCTCCTTGGATACGGAATCATATTCCACAAAATTGTTAGAGAAATGAGGGGCGAGGAAAATGGCATTTAACATAAACGACTATGAAACGGTAGAGGTGCGTCTTGCTAAATTTATTGCTGAATATCCTGATTTTCGTATTTATACTGAGCTTTTGGAGTCTAGTCCTACGAGGTTTATTGTCCGCGCTTCAATATATCGTACAGAGTTGGACGCAAACCCTTGGGCGACTGGACTCGCTTACGAGGTGGTTACGGATAGAGGCGTCAATTCAACTTCTGCATTGGAGAACGCGGAAACTTCTG